CATCAGGTGCCGCCGGAGTCGTGCAGACAGTTGTGGATGTGCCGCCAGCAACACTTTGCACAGTCCATTCTCTAGCAATTGACGTGGCAGTTATGGTGGTGCCGGCACCAGGACTTGTCGCCCCCGCGACCCCCGTAGCAGAGTTAAATAGTGGGTTACTGATTTTGTTCAGCGCGTTTGGGTCGTACGCCCAATTGTCAGTGAACCCTGATACGTGGGCTGCGCTGTCTACTGTATATTGGCTCAACACAGCCGCAACTGCCGACCCCATAGCACGAGCCCCAAGCGCTGAGGGGTGCAAGTTATCGTACAAAAAGTTGGCTCGTGCAGCACCGGTTGCTGACGCCGGGTCTGCCACAATCGCGAACGTGTCAACGAGATAAGCACCAGGGTTCAGTGAGCAATACTGGGCAAGCCACGCGTTGAGTCGGTTCCTTGCGGTGTTCCTTGCCACCGTCACTAGAGGGTTTGCCGCGCCGTAAGGAATAACTGTGCAGACAACCAACCGGCTACCGTTCTGCAAAATTCGATCGAATATCGACCCAAAATTTGCGATCGACTCTTCGTATGGAATATCGCTACCAACATCGTTAGTGCCGAGATAACAGACCACCCACCCAGGCGCGTAAGGCAGAACTTCGGTGTCAACGCGAGTAACCCACGTTCGGGAAGTTGTGCCACCCTGAGCCGCGTTTGGGTTGAGAATCTCAAATCGAGCTCCTGAAAGTGCCTGAGCCCAAGACATAAAACCAAAGTCCAGGTATGCCGATGATGTCGCTGTTTCAGAATAAGAACTTCCTGCAATTGAATCACCCATAAATATAAGGGTGTTTTCAGGATTACGAACCTGGCGATTGGGATTTATGTCCAAATCATTACTGCTGATTGACACTACAGACTCCGCAAATACATACACTCGCGTTTCAAACGGGTACGGACCAACAACAGAGCCTCCACTTTGGATTTGCTGAGGCGCGGATGGAACAATTGGCGACGTCGGCTGGGCAAATTGAAACGACCCAAGACCCACGAAGCGGGCCGTAGAATTTGCTGCTAGGTAAATAAGTTGTGTTGTTCCGGCGTTGATATTCATGGGGATCCTCGTCTTACCCGACCCGGTACCAGACCGACGAGGGCTGGTCGAACCGGAGACGGAAGAATGCGTTTGCGGAGAGCGTCGTCGGGGCGCCGGTGACGGTCGCGCCGTTGCCGCTCACGGTGAGCGTGGTCACTGCTTGAGTGCAGTTCACGAGTAGTTCCTGTCGATCTTGCACCCCGGACACGGGAGGCAGCACGATGGTTCCTGCTGCAAAGGCGCCGGTTGGCGCCAGCACGAGCCACGTGCTTCCCTCTGCCTGCACATTGACCGTGAAGCCAGTGGAAGACGGAGCCGAGTACTGCGTCAGCTTATCGTCCTGAACGTCCAAGTTTTCCTGGAGCAGGTCGTTCAGTTGAGTGATGGAAGTCTTACGCGCGTCGGAATTCGACGAATCGTAGACAACCAGCAGATCTGACAGTTGAAGCTGGTCGATCTGAGACAGCTGGTTGATGGTTGCCATATGAGGCCCTCAGTAAAGATCCACGTTGCCGTCAAGGCCCGTGGTTACAGGATCTGGTGAAGAAGGAAGGAACGGATCACCAACCACCCTCCACGGTTTGTTGCCAGCGCCTGCTGGTACGTCAGAAGGCCTCAGCCGCTCCGGCACCTGAACGAACTTACCACTAAGAGCCGTGTAGGCTTCTCTTGCCGTCTTCTTCAGATCCTCGGACACAACCTTGCCGACGCTGGAGGCAAGACGAATGGCGAGATTCAGATACACGGCCTCATTTGCCGCGTCAGGCAGACCAGAGTCTTGATCAAGGTCTGTCGTGGACGGGGACGCCATGGTGTACCCAAGTCTCAGCCCGTCGGCGTTCCACGTGGCCACCATGGAGTCCAACCTGTTCAACGCCGTCTGCAGTTGCTCAGGCTGCAGGTCGTAGACGTACGCCGCTAGCCCGATCTCTGCAAACGCCTGAAGAACAAGTTCTCTTTTCGTCCACGACATTTGTTCTTACCTCTTGGGCGGCTTGACGGCTTCGGCCTTGCCAGGTTCTTCCGCCGGCTTGGCGGCTTCGATGGCCTCGGGCAGCGTTTTGAACCATCCATCCTTCAGCGTCTCGTCCACCTTCGTCTCGTCCACGATGGTGTAGTCATAGGCGCCCTCATGGGTCTTGTGCGGACCTGGCACCTTGAACAGCATTCTGGGGTTTTCCATTTCTTTCTCCTGAGAAAGGAAGAGGCCGAAGCCTCTTCCCTACGTTGGTTACGGCTGGCCGAACAGCTCGATACCGGACATCTCCGGTTGCTTGTTGACCACACCGTACAGCGTGTCCAACCGGTATTTCGTGCGCATCGTGTTGATGTCGTACTGCTTCTGCATCACCACCTCGATACCCTGTTCAGTTGTAGCACGCATCACAGCAGCACCGGCGTCATTCGGCACCGCGTAGCGACCGGGCAAGATCTCCAGCGCGTCCTTCTGCCAGAACGGATTGACGCTGGCAGTAGCGGTGTTGAGGAACGTCACGACTGCGCCGTTTGCAGGCGTCGCGGTCACGTTCTGGTACGCGAGTTCTGCGTCCGTACCGCCTTGGCCGGAGATGATGGGCGGACTGATCTGAATCGTGCCCGTACCGCCGCCACCAGAAATGATGGCCGTGACACGGAAGGTCTTCAGCTGGCCGGTGTCGCCCTTGGTGATGAGGTGTCGCGCGTTGACACCCGCGAGGGTGAAACAGTCGCCTACTCGGATGGTGCCAGACGTCACAGTGACCGCAAGGTTCTGATACCGGTTGTCCACGTTGCTCGTCTCACCTGAACCAGCCGTCGAGGTGGCACGAGGCGTGTAAAACTGGTTTGCGCCGTTTACCGTCACACCGGTGCCAGAGCGTGCGAGCAGCGAGACCGCGTAGTCCATCTTGAACGTCTCGAACGAGGCGATCATGCCCACGTAGGCTCGCTGGTACGCGGTCTTCGGCAGGTCGGTCATGTTCTGGCGACCGGCCAGGTTCGACGCCATGCCGTTGTAGTCACGGGTCGACAGGGCCAGGTAGCGGTCAAACGTCTGGACGCCGGTTTCGTTCATGATGGCTTCGCACTGGGCGACGTCATCGAAACCGGTGGCTGCCGTCGTTCGCTTGACCACGAGCGTGCCCTGCTGAGCGGCTACAGTCATGAGAGACACGTTGATGTCGGAAGCAAGCTTCTGCTTCGCTGCGTCGCCCAGGCGCTTCTCCTGCAGCGCGTCACGCAGTTCGGTCGCAGTCATGACCCACGGTACTGACCGTGAGAAGCCGATCGTAGCCGGGACCGACAACTGAATGTAATCCTTGAAGTTTGTCGTCATGTCGGTGCCGCCGAACGACTGTGCGATGTACGGCATCGGGCGCCAGATGACGTTGTTCGTACGTTCCATCATCGTCTGGTCAGTGTTGTAGACCGAGACATTGCGAGACAGCACGAGAGCGTCGTTGAAGCCCTCGAGAATGTCTTCGAACGCGACGCGTTCTTCCTTCGAAAATGCGTTTGGCATTTATTACTTCCTCTGATGAGAGGAAAAGCTAACCACGTCTTTCACGTTTGTAGGCGTGGACCTTCGTGTAGTCGCCGGTTTTTTCGGCTTCTTCACGCAGCCTTTCCAGTTGCTTATCAGCCCCAGCTGCCACCGAGCTGTGCCCAGAAGGGCGCTCTTCAGGTGGAGGCGGAGACTTCCTTTTGCTTGTCACACTCACGTCTTTCTCCAGTTGGGCCACGGCGAAGGCAAACTTCACCGGGTCAGTGATGGCTGCCAGTTGGCGCGCACGTTCGGGGCTCTTTCCGACGGCGTAGTTCAGAAGCGCTGGGTTCTTCGCGCCTTGGACAATGATACCTTGCTGAACAACAGAGAAGGTCGTTTGCACCACCGTCTCCGCGTCGGCATAGTCCTTGACCTTGAGAGCTTTCTTGCTCTCCTCGAACTCGGCAAGCCGTTGCTGCCAGGCTTGCTCCTCAGCTTTCGCCGCCTCAGCCTTCTTGGCGGCAGCTTCCTCGAACTTCGTTCTCTGATCGTGCCACTTGATGAGCTCAGCCTCAAACTTTTCGGTGTCGAAGTCGAAATCCTCAATGGTCGGCTTCTTGCCCAGAGCCTTGGACTCTTGCTCCTTCTTCGTGGCCTGGAGTTGCTCCTCCAAGTCCCTGTTGCGCTTGCGAAGTTCCTCCTGCGACTTACGCAGGTCCTTCACCCACTGGGGTGCAGGTTCAGCCGAGGTGAGCGACTCCTCTCCGATCTGAACGATGACTTCCTCGACGTCTTCCTCCTTGGCCGCCTGCTGAGTCTCGGTGGTTTGGTTTTCCACCGTTTCTTCGTTGGCTGCTTCGGTGGTCTCAGTCTGAGTTTCCTCGACTACCGTCTCGGGTTCCTCGTTGAAGACCTCTACTGCTCTTTTCGCTGCTGCTTCTGCCATTACTCTTTCCTTCTGGATGTCTCACTCATTGTCGCGGCTGAGTGGTGGCCGTGGTATCCGTTGTTCCTGCCATCCAGTCCATAACCTCGATGGCTTGAGCTTGTTCTGCCGCGTCGATTTCGGACGCAATCTTGAGAGTCTTGGCCTGAAGTTCTTCGGCCCTGGCGATGTCCAGCACGGTTCCGCTGCGAGCCTTGGCGGCTTCAGCCTGCGCTTGCTCAGCTGCCGACTTGAGGTACGTCGACTGCGGATCCTCTTGCCTCGTAGCTTCCAGCTCCTTGGTTTCCTCGTCTGTAGGCTTGAGGGCGCCCATGCGAAGAAGCTTCCACCTGAAGTAGCTGCGCACGTCTTGCAGACCCTCGCCTTCCATGTTCATCATGATCAAGGCGCCGAGCACCTGTTTGGTCTCGGGGTCGTCAGTGGCTGCGAGCATGGTCATCAGTGACTTGACGGTCGAGTTGCGGCGGGACACGGTGCTGGGGCCGACGTCGACGTACACGTCAAACTTGGCTTCTGAGAGATCGTTGTGCACGACCACCTCGCCATCCTCTCCCATCTTAGGTTGGTTGAGCTTGGCCGTCGACGGTTCCATCTGAGATGACAGGATCTTCACCTCCCTGTCGTCCTCAACGTAGATCTCACGCGCCATGCCCAACCAAACCTCGCCGCATCTCTTCTTGGCCTTGGCCATGTTGGATATGTAGATGTAAGACTGCATGTCCAACCTGGTCTGAATCAACTCGATGGCGTCACCAGAGATATTGGACACCATCTTGTCAGCCTCAGGGTTCACCCCAAGGATCTGACGCATGTCTTCCTCAGTAACCTGAAGCAGGGCTGCCATGGCCTGCGGTACCTGAGGTGGTTTGGTGTACGCGATGGGGCCGAGTGCTACCGGCTGGCCATTCACGTCTGTCAGCT